TATTCCTTGATATCTAGATTGCTGTCTTTGGTAGCCCGATTCTTAAACATAACAGTATAGGCCTTGTCGTCCAGATTGTCATCCTGACAGTAGGAGCGAAGGACATCTAGATGTTGAAGGGTGAAGCGAATTTCACTCGGAGTAATGATGTTTAGACGGTCCTCTTGGGGCAGGGGCGTGAATCCCTTGTCACGAAGGCGCTGGGAAATCTGAAGGAACGTAGTGGTATCTACCGTGCCTCCTGGACCGAAGGTGGTTTCCAGTTCGTACTCCTTGCTCTTCAGCCAATCCTGAATAAATTGACGAAGTTCTTGGTGTTGGTCGGCAGTGATTTCCATGTCGCCCGTTCTATAGTATGGATATAAAAGTACCTTAGGTTTCAAGATGATGGCTTCTCTTCGTCAAATTTTACATCAGTCAGTTATCGGGCGATGACATGATAGTCTACGTTATCCGTACCAAACGCATCGCGTACGAGAGCAACTGCTACAGCAGGATCAAAATCCTTGTTACAGCAAAAAATATCCACATAACATGACTGAAACTCTGGATAAGTATGAATGGAATAATGACTTTCGGACAGGAGGTACATGAGGGTATAGCCTTGAGGTTGAAATTGATGACCCGCTCTTTCTAGGACATGGAGTTGGAGCGTGTCTACAATGTGATCGGATACGGGTCTACCGCATTCCAGGGAAGTGAGAAGAGCAGCATTCTTAACATCGTACACATTCATAATAACATGTATGCCGACAGTCATAGGTGTCACACCAATTACTTAGGAATAGACGATAATAGTTTAGGTGCGCCTGCAGGTCGTCCAATCCTCAGTCCATGATATCGGTCACCTTGTCCCAGTCACGAAGTACACGTAGCGCCTTGAACTTCCCGAGACGTGCGGCGAGCGTATCCTTCAATAGGGATTTGTCGGCGGGTTGCCAAGAGGGCAGCACGGAAAGCTGTTCTACGAGTTCCACCTTTGTACCCTCTGCTTCTGGCCATTGGACAATCCATCCGTTCTGTTCCATGTGAGGTAGCCAGGTTGACAGGAAGGTAGCAGGAGCCTCTGCGTGTTTTTCCGAGGGAACCGCTACCCATCGTGTGCGGTAGTCCACAATCCAGATGGGGCGTTCGCATTTCCACACCTCGGGACTAGAGGAGAAGAGGATTTCTCCTTGAAGCGCGCTATCATACTGCTTTTTTCCCTCTTCAATCTCTTCTTGAATGGCGGACTTGAGAAGCACAAATTGAATTTCTTTTAGATATGCAAGCCCTGCAAACAGATCCAGGTAATCTTTGTCTTCTAAGACGGCGCCATTATACGCTGCACCAATCAGATCATGGATTTTCTTTCGCTTTCGTGTCAAGTGACTATTACGTAGTTGTTCCGTTTGTTCTTGGAGCGCGGTGGCCATGTCAATCACTTGTTGTGTGCGCGCAGTGGGTGCCGCTAGGGAATAATACGTCGGATCTGCGATACAGACAAGTAGGCTGATGATACCCGTCGGATTCAGGTGATAGGCCTGATATCCTTTCAGACCCAGATTGTCCAGTGATGTCTCTTGTGTGGGTTTGACGTGTTGAACCTCAATCGGATCCAAGGTTTGGGCACGATTGGGATTTTGTTGGGCGAACTGAAGGAGTTCTTGAAAACTAACATTCTGGTATTGTTTCGCGGGAGTCGTCATTTCTGAAGTAGAGTCGTCTGATGTATTTAAATGGTGTGCGACTCATCAATTTTTAGAATCATCTACCTCCATGTCATCCTCGTCCACATAATGTTCATTCTGGAAACGAATGACCTCTAGTGCTTTGAGGCGTTGTTCATGTTCCTGGCGTGTTTGTAGGCAGAAATGGAGATATTCCTTGATATGAAGGAAACTCTCCTCGGAAACAGCGGAGAGATCAAAAAAAATACCGTTGGAGTTTTCGGTATAAGACTCCTTGGTTTTGCGAAGAATGCGGACCAGCTCTTCTTGTTCAGGCTTCTGAAGGTATTTGATGTCGTCGTATACTTTCTTGCGGTCCTCGTAGGCTGTCGCCATCTCTGATTCCGTATAGATGTTCCAACCTCATAACGAAGCGCAGCACTATTCGGCTGCTTCTTCTGCTTCCTTCTTCTCTGCTCCTTCCTCTTCTGCTTCTTTCTCTTCTGCTTCTTCCTCTTCTTCCTCCTCCTCTTCCTCTTCTTCTTCCTCCTCTTCCTCTTCTTCCTCCTCCTCTTCCTCTTCCTCGGCTTCCACCTCTTCTTCCTTCTCTTCTACCTCCTCGGCGGATGCAGGTGCCCAATCGGCAGGGTTGGGGTTCTTGGCCACGAAGATGCCACTGGCGAGGATATAGGGGTCATTGATTTGGAACTTGGATCGCTTGAGTTCCACGAGGACGGTATCACCGATTTCTACCGAGTCAAACTCCTCATTGCCGAGATGGAGATCACGAGGGACCTGTACACGAATGGCATTGTTATAATCCACATAGAGGCCCATTTTGTTCTTACGAATGACTTCACCCACCACACGAACACCGTCTGCAGGGTACACGACGCGACCCTCTATCTTGACATAGTACACCGCATCACCCGTAAATCGTGCCGCTTCAAAGTATCCCATGGAGCGTGACAATAGCTTTACGGAACCGGGAAGCACGAAGCCGCTTTCGGAACACTTATTTTCCATAAGTTCCTTGGATTTTGTGGTAAGAATCTCCTCCAATGGCACGTCCTTGAGCTTGTTGAAGTCCAAAGGAGTGAGGCTGATTTTCTTCTCAAAGTAGGTGGTGGATTCCATTCTTCTAATTCCTACTATCCGTATGGGCTTTCGCTCCACTCAATTTTTATTTTTGTTTGGGCGGCTTTTTCGTCTGTGCCACGAGGACCTGTGTCTTTACGGGACGGAAGAACCACTGTTTCTTTTGGATTTCAGAAAGGTGTAAGAAACGTAATACCAAATCCATGATTGTACAGGCACGTCCTGGAGCACGTACAGGGCGGTTCGTAAACCCGTTGTTGCTTAAATCAAAATCGCCCTTCCCCGCCTCCTGTAATATACTGCCAAGCGTTAAAAGCGCCTTTATCTTTGGAGGCATATTCGTGGAATTCGCGCATTCTTGTCCGCGAATCGGCTTGTTTTCTTTCACATCGTCTGTTTTGAAAACGAAGAACTTTCCATGCTTTGGTGCCAGGAAACCAAAGAGGGCGCCAACCTCGCGTTTACTAAAGGGTATCTTCTCTGTGTCCTTGATAGCGCCAACAATTGCTTCTACACACATAGTCCCTCCTTCACAGAAGTACTCCATTTCTCCAGTGGTCGGATCCACGAAACGCGTTGCTACTACTTTGCCTAAACGGTATTGGCTATCACGGATACAATCTTCTACATGTAAGCCCGAGGAGAAGACGAGGTACTTCTGTTCCTCCACGGTGAGCCATTCGTCCCAAAAATACTGAAGAAGTGTGCGGCGATAGGCCTCGGCGTCTTTATGCGCCGATTTATGGAAGGAGGTATGGAACCAAAGAAGCGCTTCTAGATACTCTTTGCGTGCCTCCCTGATTTTCTTGTCGCCTTGTGCCATATCCGTCATGCGCTGCTCCAACTCCGCTGGTAGTTGTTTCCCGATGTCTGCTACACGAGCGAGGCGTCCCGTCCATTGCTCTACAAATTCCCAGAAGCGATGAACGGCACGGACATCTACCTCTGCCTCCTTCTCTTCGGCTTTGTCTTTGGCGGCATCTTCTTCTTCGTCCTTTGGCTCCTCCAACATATCAGGTGCGTAGACATCGCGCTTGACGGGGAAACTGGCGGTACGAATGGCGATGGGAATGCTGAGATCGGCATAGACATTGGGTTGAAAGAGATAATATCCATTACAATACCGAATGTAGCCCTTCAGTTCACGATGTTCTACTTGGAAGGTTTTATTGTCCACCACTTCGCTGAGTAGGTCCACGGTAACGAGGCGCGGAACATCGCTAAAGGAGTTCCACATGTCTTCGGAGCTATAAAAGGTCTGATTCGCAAACAACATACGCAGGCGTTCTTTCATTTTATGGACACGCCATCGCGCCGAATATTCGTCATAGGTGGAATCATCTATGGGTAGACCCCTGTTTGGCTGATTGACAGTGGACACCTCCACGGTCGGTATACATTTGTAGTCACATGTCTCAATCCAATCACATACTGCGGTAAATGGCATATCATTGATATTGACATTGTCACGAACACGTCCTTGGGAATCAATCTGGCGAATGGGAACTTGGTCACGGATGATGATCGCATCATGATTCAGATTGCAGTCCATGGCGGCCTGTTTGACGGTACGAGTAACATGACCAATGAGCAACGCCTTATTGAAGCCGAAGCGGTAGCTGTACATATCCACCGTCTCGCGATCCAACTCCGCTGGTAAGGCTGCCGCATACAGATAGACCGTGTTGTTGCGTTTCTCTTCAGGTAACTCGCAGTGTGAAAGATAACGAATAGCACGGCCCAGAATCTGTTCGGTCTTATTCAAATGGAACCAGGAATCCAGGACATGTGTTTCACGAACAAATCGTAAATCCACACCTTCGGAAGCAATTTGCGAACCAATGATAATCTTCATTTGCACACCATTTTTGTTGCTAGACCGACGTTGCGCGGCAATTGTTGCAGCGTTATCAGGCGATACACTCTCTTCACCTGTAAGAATACCGTAATAGGCAGGTGTAAACTTGTGCGATTCACCTTCGTGGTCTTTCCCCCGCTTCGGACAAAGTGCGCATTGGAGGCCACCTGTCGTTTCCGCGAGACGAGATCCGTTGTGTAATAGAGGCTCACGACCAAATGCAGTGTAGCCATTTGCTTCTAGGGCAAGTGCGAGAGGAATCGCGCCTGCATTCACGAAGCGCGTGTAGACAAAGATGCAACCCTCTGAATGTTGTACACGGTTCAACAGGAATTCTATCTTAGGACTGTAAGGACCGATTTGGTCGGCACGGAGCCAGTCTGCACCACCCTCACGCTTCGCGCGGTATTGTACTTGACCGCCTACCATGTCACGATCAAAGACCAATTGAAGTGCATTCTTGTCCGTCCGTCGTTTGTAGGCCTCCAATACACCTACCTCCTTTTCCTCTTCACCCCGTTCCATAGGAACCACAAGGTTCCCTGCGTGCACGAGCTTTTCCAGGGCGAAGGGGCCAAGCCGTTCCGAGGCAGCAAGATCCCCCATAAAGACTTCTGTGGCACGAAGAGTCTCTCCCTTGAGTGGAATGGGAACGATTGGTAATTTGCTGTAATATCGCATTTCTTGTTCAGGAATGGGAACACCGCTGGGATTGAGCGATGGATAGGTTGGTAGCTTTGGTACTCCCTCTGGAAAGAGGCGAACGGGGAAGGAGACAGGATTTTCGCCACGCATGAAACTGATGTATCGCTGTGCGATGTACGTCAATATGGTGCGACCTCTATCGGTAATATTGCCTGTTACATCAAATACATCCCTTGTTGTAATCGTGGCCTTTTTGTCATTCATCAGAAGGAGATTGAGCATGAAGATGATTTCTTTGTAGGTGTTGTACATGGGTGTGGCAGTGAGGGCACAGAACTTGAGACCCTCGGAATATTGTAACACTTGTTTTAGGAAAGGTGTGAGACGTTTTCCGCCCGCGACATCGTCCTTTTCCACAGGGCCACCTGGCAATACGTCGTCGCTTTCTATGTCGCGCTCCTCCACATCACGGAGATTGTGGGCTTCGTCTATAATCAGAAGCCGACCACTGAATGCCTCGCGAATTTTCTGCTTCTTGAGTTGATTCTGACGTAGTTTGGGCAAGGTCGTGGGGATACCTTTCAACCGTGACTCAATGGAATTGGCGAAGGACTGATATCCATAGATGTCATAACGTCGGCGGATCAGTCTATTAACCTGTTTCTGAATACGTTCAGGATCACGTTCATACAACGTATTAGACAGCTTCATATAAGTGATACCCGTGCATTGATTGGCTGTATTGGGTTCGTTTCCTTTTCCAATGGTCACGCTAGAGATATCAAAAATCGTGCGAATAAAACCCTGTTGAATGGTGCGCGGAGCAACCAAAAACACGGGTTGGTTGGGGAATGATTCCAGCCACGCTTCTGCGATTTGGACGGCCGCACAGGTTTTACCAACACCGACGCCGTGAAACAGAAGAGCCGACATATAGGGTGTTTTAGGGGACATGAAGTTCGCCACGAACCGCTGAACGGGCGTCACCTCAAACGGAGTGTTCTTTTCACAGGGATTTCCTGATGGCTCCCAGGTGCTCTGGAGTGATTCCGCAAACTCGCGTTTGGCCAGCAGTTTTTGGAGGAACATGGGGTCCATGATATCAGGATAGGCACCCGTTTGGCCCTCCCAGTAGTCAATGTATTGGGAGGGAAAGAGATTGCGCCGTTGGAGTTCAAGAAGAATGCGATCGCGGATGGCAAAATCGGTGACACGATCCCATTGATCAAGAAGCTCAGGATCGGTGAGGGATGCAAAGGTCGGATCCGCAAGGGAGTTCCCTTCCTCTTCCTCTTCCTCTTCCTCTTCCTCTTCCTCTTCCAGTTCCTCTTCCTCTTCCAGTTCCTCTTCCTCTTCCTCCTGCTCTTCCTCTTCCTCTTCCTCTTCCTCTTCCCCTTCCAGTCCCTCTTCCTGCCTCTGTGGTGATTGCGCGTTACCTTGTAAAACTGCTTCCAAACTGTCTTCCTCATCGTCCGCTAACGCATCCATATCCTCCTCATTCCAATCATTTACCTCGTTGGGTGGGGGGGAGGGTTTCCTTCCCTCCATCAGGTCTTCAAAACTGTTGTTATTGACCTCTTCCTCCGCATCATCCCCTTTCTCCGCCACCGCCTCCACCTCCTGCCTATTAGGTTGTTTCGCCCGTACATTTGCAGATACGTTACCACGTAATATCGCATTCAGGTTGTTGTTGTTTTCTTCCACCTCTACACCCTCTTTGTCCTCCTTGTTCTCCTCCTCTCGGACTGCTTCCACTTTTTTATTGGGTACGTTTCTTGGAACGATACCACGCATCAGCGCTTGGAGGCTATTATTTTGGTTCTCGTTGTTTACCAGATTATTCCTCGCAACGGGTGGTGCGACTGGCTTAGGAGGAGCCGCGTTTACCAAAGGAGGACTCAGACGCTCCTCAGAAGATGGTACCGATTCCTGTGATCCTTGCGAATTTATGAGGTTTTTATATAAATTCGCAAGTTCATCATTTGTGAACGTTGACATGACTACTTAGAGGACATACCTTTTATTCTTTAGACGGCGAAGTTGCGAAGTGTAGTAAAAGGGTGGCTAATACGCGATATGAGGATGTTTCTGGTACCGCTTGGAGACGTTACTAGAAGAAGAACGTTGTTCATCCGAGGTAGAAACAGGATAGAAGTTACGCATAATTTTACCAGCCTTTAACAATACCTCCCGTTTCTCCACATTATCCGGACGAATCTTTGCAATCGCTTCATCCAGTGTACACCATTGAATATCACCAATCTCCTTCACCATCTGGTAATTGTTGATGTTCAGCTCCGCCTCTACCGACTGATTGCAAATGGCGATGTAATATTTATGACAGTAATGAATTTGATTGGACCCAAAAAACGTCTCCGAAATAGGATTTGTATTATGAATCACCGTAAAATGATTGCGCTTGATGTCGGTCTCCTCCTCAAACTCGCGAATCGCACAGCTTAGGTCCGTTTCATGAGGACTGCGGCGACCCTTTGGAAATCCCCATTCAGGCTCTTTCCACCGTGTGGGATGTTCTGCAAGGAGTCTAGGGAGCTTTTCCGAGAGGAGGGCAAACTTTCTCGCAGACACGTCTTTGTCGCCCTGGTAGATTTTGAGAGATGCTGCGTCACGCCAAAGGCCGTTCCACAATTCTTCAAACGTCTTACTCCGTAACAATCCGTGCTCCTCCTCGGTCATGTTCTTCAACAGCCGAATAAGATAGTCCTCGTCATGTGGATTGTATTTCCCACGAATGAACTCCACATATTTGATGGAGTGGCGACGCTTGATAAGCAGAAACTGAATAGAATCGTGCCCGTTGTCAATTGTAGTAGACTTGGAAAACAGGGAAGTCTGATTGGTATCATTCATGTAACGCACTGCAATGAGTCCGTAGCTCGTGACAGGTGACAAACAGTTGCGAAACACATGCCCCGTTTGCCCACAATTAATACAATATTGTATCCGGTTTGTAATGTCCATTATTATGGTACAGATTCCTATTACAAGAATACGTGATGTGGCTTTAGACCAGCGCCTCTTGTGCCCCGTGCCCCGTGCCCTGCGCCCTGCCCTCTACCGAAGAAAGGCCAGCTGTACAGTAGAATGCAGTTTCCACCAACGGTATGGGGACCTTTTTTCTGGCATACGATTCATCTCGTTGCCCTAGGATACCCTAAAAATCCCAATTATACGGAAAAGAAATGTGCGAAAGAATTCTATGAGTCCCTTGCGTACCTCATTCCTTGTGCAGTGTGCAAAGAGCACTATAAGACACATCTTGCGGCGAATCCACTAACGCCCTCGCTAGATACGAAACGCGACCTGCTCAAGTGGACCATTGACATTCACAACGCGGTCAACAAGATGCTGAACAAACCACAGTGGACCGAAATGGAGGTGCTTGCCTATTACGAGCGCCTGGGTCGCCGAGATCGCTCCCCCATTTGGACAAAGGAGGACATGAAGGAAGTAGACTACCATTCGTTTGTAAAGGGCTTCCTATCAGGTACCTTTGTTCTTGCGGGAATTGGTGGTCTGGTGTATTTCGTACAACGACTCCAGAGCTAGGCCCTTCGCGGCTAGAGGGTATAATAAAAGGGGCGGAATAAGCAGAAGATGAGCAATAATAGTACACTTGCCTATGTGAAGTCCTTTATTCCAGGGCTCGCCAATCAGGGCACTGCAACCAATGCAACCACTGCGACCACCACGAACAAGTCCGCTGCACCTTCCATGAACATTTTTGGGGCGATTACAGGAGCCACTGCCGCTACTGCAAATGCCGCCGTGCAGCGTTCCCCATTTGCCAAGATTGCCGCCTATATCCTGTCTATCATCGTCGTGCTGTTTGTGATATTGCTCTTTGTCCATTTCTTCATTACCCCTGTATTTAGCACACATCCTGGTGCTCCCGGTATCATACCTGTTCCTGGATGGGATGACGGTGTTCTCTATTGGGAATACACGAACCCAAGTCAGATTCTTAACAAAGACCTACCCATCCATAGTCAGTACTTTGGCTATTCTCTCATGATGGATATCCTGATTGAAAACCCTATGCAGTTCTCTAAGCAGCCGCGTATTCTGTTTAGCCGCGGAGGAAACCGTGTGAATCCACCCACGGGCGACACTGTTCTCGGTGTGATGAACCAATACAACCTGGTTGTGGGTCTCCTACCTGATACGAATGACATGATTGTGTCGGTGCTTAACAAGGACCACAATATGGAGAACGTGATTGTTCCGAATGTGCCGATTCAAGAGCCATTCCGTCTGGGTGTGATTCTACTGGAGCAAGCCTTGGAAGTGTATATCAATGGACGCCTCATCAAGACGCGCACCTTTTCCGCTGCACCCATGGACGTAAAGGGCGACATCTATCCTGCGTCGGGCGTAGAGGCCAATATCGCCAAGATTCGCAATCTCAAGATTTGGTCCCGTCTATTGACCACGACCGAGCTACGTTATGCAAAGCCCGCGTTAAGTGGCCCGACGGACTTTGGTCAAACACGTCCGATTCCTTCCAGTACGTCCTGTGCTGTTGCATCCCCCGCGGTGGATCGTATGGAGAAACTCTCTGCAGAGACTATGCCACAGTAATGTTTGAAAGGAAGACAATAGAAATCCATAGAAGTAGATAGAGTGATCCATGTTTGCGGAAACCATATTTGGTGTTATTTTGATAGTAATCACACTATATATTGTATATTCCATTATCCATTCTGGTCCCAGTACCAAAGACCTTGTGCCCAGCACCCAATCCCTTGCCGAGAAGAAAGACATCCTGTATCCTGACCAGACGCAATCCCTACTACTAGGTGGCGCGGGGTCCACGGTCATGGGCTTCTTCAAGTTAGAGAATGGCGACAAAACGGTAAAGTTTGCGAATAGCTTTACCCCGCTCCTCCAGGTAGAGAACAACTGGTTCCTGGAGGTAGCACCTGCTCCCGCAGGCAGAGACCATACCACGGCTCGTCTTCGTATTCAGACCAATGATGCAGGCGTCTTTAAACAGGAGGTCATAGACCTCCCCAATATTCCCAAACAGAAGTGGGTGTTCCTGGCGATTCTGCGCGATGGTCGTCGGTTTGATGTCATGTATGACAACCAGATTGTTGCCTCACAACGACTGGAGAGTTATCCGGTTATTATCAGCAGTTCCCTTTCGGTAGGCAATAATGGTCTGTCAGGCTATGTATCTCATGTGCTAGTGAATGGAATCCGTTTGACGCCTAGCCAAGTGGAACGTGAACGGCTTACCTACGTCAACACGAACAATACGGTAGTGGACGCTGATCCCGTGGCAAGCAGTTTCCCTAGTGTGAAGCTATTTGCTCAATGTCCTTCCGGTCTCCCCTGTGATCCTATTACAAAACCACCAAGCAACAACCTACTTCAGTGGCGTTCTCCCTATGCGTAGTCCGCCGACCCATACAGGGAATCGTACGAAAAGAAGAATATCCTACTAACTGACAGGACCATGAACGTCGCTTCTAATAGCTCCACGCCATTTGACAAAATCTTTTCCTATTTGCTGCTGGCACTCGGCATCATTGGTCTGTATTATCTGTACCAGTACTTGTTCGGCCCGTCCACGAGTGTGCGGTATGACCTACAGACGAAGACCATGTCGGCGACAATGGATCCGTCCAGCCCGATGATCATTACCGCAGACAAACTGCCAGCTCTCTACGAGGGCGGTGAATTCTCCATTTCTACATGGGTATATATCAACAACTGGTCGTATCGCGCGGGCTTCAATAAGTCAATCATCAGTGTAGGTGGCCCGAACTTTGACACGATACGTGTCTACCTCGGTGGCAATAAGCCGAAGCTGATGGTGCGATTCCATACGAAGGAGAGGGGTGCGGTGACGAACGCAGCGACAGCCGAACAGGGCACCGCTATGGAGTCATTGGACAAGGCGAATCAGGCCATAACCTTTACACAGATGCAGACGGATTCCGCGCTTCTAGACCAAGGCACGTCCATCTGTGACCTGCCTGAGATAGAGCTACAGCGATGGGTGTGTATTACCATTGCGGTGAATGGCCGCACAGTAGACGTATACCAGGATGGCAAACTCGCCCGCTCCTGTGTACTCCCTCATATGTATAAGGTGGATGCGGGTGGATACTCAGCAAATCTGCTGGGCTACGGTGGATTCGGTGGACTCCTGGCCAACACGGCGATGTATGATGCTGCTCTGAATCCACAGGCGGTCTATAAGAACTACATGGCGGGTCCTGAGCCCATCACGAATATTGTGGACTGGTTTAGCTCTTTCTTCAAGATCTGATAAAAACAAATCATACAAATAAGTAAGAGAAATAGATGCAGGCCGCTAATTTTTACAATCGTAATGCCCAGGCCGAGCCCGGTACATTATCACAGATACTATTTGCGTTCACGCTGGTGGTATGTATGTATCTCATTCTGCTCTTTGTGGAGGTGGTCTACAAGTACATCCATCGTCTGTCATTGAATCGCACGCCCCTGCTTCCTGGCACCTACAGCACTGAGAACAAGACAATTACAATTCCACAGAATCCAAATGTAGCGGGTTCCAAGATGGTATCTCTATCCAGTAACGAGCGCACAGGTGTAGAGTTTACCTACACCTTCTATCTGCACGTGAACCCAGCCACCTTCAAGCAGGAGTATGGCCTTCTTCATCTGTTCCATAAGGGATATTCCTCACAATTCCCCCTTTTGGCACCCGGTGTTTACATGCGGTCGGATACGAACACCCTTCGTGTTTATATGAATACCTATAAGACGTGGAATAACTTTGTGGACGTAGAGAATATTCCCGTTGGAAAGTGGGTGCATGTCGCCATCGCATGCAAGAACAATTCCTTGGAGGTGTTCATCAACGGTAATCTGGCGAAGAAGTTGTCGTTTGATGGCTACGCTCCGTATCAGAACTACCAGGATGTCATCTGTTTCAGCCAACGTCGTATTACTTTGAAGCACTCCATTGTTCCCTCCACGGAGGAGACGGGTCTGGACGTGTTTGGCGCGATGAAGGGCCTCGTGAGCAATCTCACATATTTCAGTTACGCACTCGGTTATGCAGAGATTCAGACACTCATGAATGAGGGTCCGTCCACGAAGATAGCGACCGCCACAGACATCAGTGACATACCCCCGTATCTGGATGATACATGGTGGACGCAGGGATACTAAGCGCCTCTCTATTACTTTCGTTAGACCAATAACATTGAAATAAGTATTGGTCTAATCTGTAGTATAAAGACCCTATCTATTAACTAATTCAACAGTAGCGATGCCTGGTGGTGGTCTCTATGCCTTAGTTGCCTACGGAGCACAGAATGTACTATTAAGTGGAAACCCAGACTTTACCTACTTCTATAAAACCTATAAAAAGTACTCCCATTTTGCGGAGGAATCGGTCACCTTTGCGATGGATGGCCCCCAGGAATTGTCTTATAATCAACCGATTCAGGTTCGGTTCAAGGTCCAGCGTATTGCCGACTTGGTGCGCGATATGTATTTCCTGTTTGACCTTCCAGATATCTACTGTAAATACATTGAGAACCTGCCGCTACCTAACGGTAGGACGTCGCAGTACAATTTTGCGTGGACCACCTATGTGGGTTGCCATATTATCCAAAACATCGGATTCTTCATTGGTGGTCAAAAGATTCAGGAGTTCGATGGAAGTTACATGATTGCGAGGGCACAGGCCGATTTGGACACAAGAGCCTTTCAGAAATGGTCGCGCCTCGTGGGCAACATTCCAGACCTGTACGACCCCGCCAACGGCCTCTATGCGGGTGGGTCCACGGGCACGGGCTATCCACTGGTGTACAACAACAATGGACCAGGAGGTTCTACGACGACACCTCCCAATATCAATCGCCCCTCCATTCAAGGGCGCACCCTTCAGGTCCCTCTTCCCTTCTGGTTCACAGAGTCCACGTTTGAATCGTTGCCACTCGTGTCACTCCAGTATCATGAGTGCGAGATCCAGATTACGCTTCGACCGATCAATCAGCTCTATCGTATTCTGGACATCAATGGTAATCAAGTCGCGCCAGGTTATCAGTTCAATCCGTCACCCCTTCCTTTGTTGCAGCCTGAGAATGTGTTTTATACATCGGTCTCAGACATTTCCGATGTCACCATTAATAATTTCCTCACGGACATTGGTACACCCACGCCACTCTTAAACACATGGCCACTCAATCCACGGGTTCAGTTGACCTATGTCTATGTTACGGATGAGGAACGTAACCAGTTCTCTTCGGAACCACTGCAATATCTGGTACGCCAGATTACGACGTATCCCTTCCAGGGTCTCATCAGTCGTCAGATTGTGGAACTTCAGACACACAATCCGATTGAGCGTATGATTATTGTTCCGCGTCGCTCGGATTCCCTCCTGTATCGCAATCAGGTGGCGAACTTCTCCAATTGGCTAAATCCGCTCAAACCACCCTTTATTCCTGCGGGAGGTGGATGGGCTCCTCCAGTGAATCTGACGTCCGCCACGGGCAACTTCGTCCTAAATGGTCAACGTTCTATCATGCGCGCCCTCACGGTTCTCGGCGACGGTAATCAGCTCCAAGAGGAGAAGCCCTTGGAATACTTTACACAGGTGGTGCCTTGGAAGTATCTGACAGGTATTCCAGATCCAGAACTGCTCGTGTACCCCTTTGGACTTCGTTCACCAGGTACACAGCCCGATGGTTCGCTGAATAGTAGTCGTATTAAGTTGCTGCAGCTGGATCTAAATGTCTACCCCCTTCCTGCCAATAGTTTCTATCAGTATGATATTGTTGTCTATGTGGAGAGTCTGAACTGGGTGAACATTTCCTCGGGTATGGGAGGCTTGAAGTATGCACTCTAGGCCGTGTAGTCTCCATCATAATAAAATCCATCGTGGTCATAGAATGTCGGTGGATACAGACGACTCGTTTTTGACAAAATTACAGAATAAGGTCACCTACAAACTAAACGAGGCAGTGGACGATCCGA